CCTTCGCCGCCTCGCCGAACCCAGATACCGCGGTCCGCGCGACGTCACCAACCTGGTCGCGGAACTGATCGAACGCGAACCCGGTCAGTCCCGTCACCGCGCGCACGTGCCCGAGCGATTCGTCGACCGCGAGCGCGGCAGTGATCGACGACTTCGCGAAGTCCGCGAACTTGCTCGTCAGGCCGTGGTCGATCAGTCCGCCGAGGTGATTGATCGAGTAGCCGGTCGCGAGGATGCGTCCGAGCGCGCCCTTGAGGACTGGGGTCGCGTTGTCCTTGGCGCCGATGACGACCGCGAGCGGGAACTGAGCACCCGATCCGGTCGCCATGGGGATTCCTACTCCCGCCGCCTCGCCTCTTTCGCCGCCGAGATCCAGAACGCGGTCTCTCGTGGCGTCAGGTTCAGGATCACATCAGGCGGCCAGTGGAATGCGAGTGCGAGCGAGCCGACGATCGCGCGCCACCCTACTGGTCGCCCACCAGAAAAACCGCGAGCACCTGGCTGCAGCGCCGCGCGTCGCGAGCCGTCAGCTCCCCAAGCAGCGCCGGCGTGACGCCCGTCAGCCTCGCGGTCGCCGCCCGCATCTGCACGTCCGTCAGCGCGGCCTTGTTCAAGGGCATGTCGTCCATGTCCTTCCAGCGCATCTCCCGGAACTGCAGCACCCGGATCGGTTCGCCTTCCTTGACCTGGATCGCGCGCAGCAGCTCGAGGGTGAACCCCTCTCCTCGTTCGACCGCCGCGACCACCGCGTCTTCGAGCGGCTTGCCGAGCAGCGGCCCATTCTTCTTCGTGGACTCGTCAGGCATCACGGCCTCCTGCGTCGTTCTGCGTGAAACCGGCGCCCGATCGCGACTCCGGATCAGGCCAGCTCCTGCGCGCTCAGCGCCTCGAAGCGCGCCTTGATCTCCCCCTCAGAGCTTTCGCCCTCCCAGTCACCGGTGCCCCACGCCTCGCGGAAGGCGAGGGACTTCCCGTTCGCGAGCTGCAGCGTGATCGTCGCGTTCTGGATGAGCGCCAGCGCCTTCAGATCGAGCGTGCCGATGTCGGTCAGCGCAAGCTCGAGCGTGTTGGCGGATGGGGCCTCTGAGAAGCCGTGGATGCCGTCCTGGCCAACGATGGTCTTGCGGTCGCGCCCGACGATGTGGTAGGTCGCGACCCCCTTCACGTCGTACTGCGTGCCGTTGACGCTGAGGAAGATGATCCCGCCTCGCAACGCCATGTTTCACTCCCCAGGGGGACTTCCGGTTTTCTGCTGTCGTTTGAGGCGCGGCGCCTACAGGCGGAACTGAATCTGCCCGGCGATCACGTAGAGCGGATTCGCCAGGTCCGGCGGGATGATCGCGTCGATCCGCGTCGGATCGCTGCTGTTCACCTGAACGATCAGATCCCGCTTGAACTGGTCCACGCCCTCGACCAGTCCGAGCGCCATCCAGTCATCGAAGAGCGAGAGGATCTCGGCCTTGACGACCGCCGGCGACACGATCGGCTGCCCACTGCCGACGCGGATCCCGTCCTTCACAACCTTGTGGCGCGGATAGCGCAGCAGCATCCGGTTGCGGAACGACCAGCGGAGATAGGCCAGCGTGTCGACCGTCGTGATGTCGAGGAACGCGCGATCCGAGGCGCCGGATCCCGACTTCTGGTAGGTCGTCACGCAGCGGTCGAGGACGACCTGGTTCCCGATCACGACCGTCGCCGAGAGTCCCGAGCGGTACATGAGGTCGCGGTCCGCGAAGTTCAGTCGATCGGGGACGATCGGCGGCAGGATGCCGTAGAGCGGCAGCGTCCGCAGCGGACGGTTAGGATCGTTTCGAGAATAGAAGGACCGGTTCGCGCCATAGGCCGCCGCGAGCTCCCACGGCGGGTCGAGCAGTCCCCGCATTCCGATGACGCTCAGGAACTTCGAGTTGAGCGTCACGCCGTAGCCGAGCATCGTCGAGAGGTCGGAGCCGAAGGCGAATACGCCGCTCGCTTCGAGTTGCCGCGTCGGTTCCCAACGGCTCGCGAGCTCGGCATCGAGCGACGCAACCTGCGCTCCTCCGCCCCAAGGGCAGATGAAGAGGTCGTACTGCACCTCGCCGAGATTCGCCCAGAGCGTCGAGGAGAGCGTCGGATCCGTCGTGCCTCCGGACAGCGTCGCGCCAATTACGCTGAGCCCAGGCATCGTGATGCCTGCGGGAAGGGCCTCGCCGTCGTAGTAGTTGAGGCGGACGTCGATCTGTGTCGGGAGCAGCCCCTTGTTGCGCGCGGTGATTGTCAGCACAGCTCCCGCAGAGCTCGCGACGGCGGGGCAGCCATCGATCGCGTTCGCGGCAATCACGATGTTCGCAGCGACGACCGTTGCCGTGTCGCCCAACGCAACTGCCGTCACGCTGCGATAGCCGCCGATGTAGAGCGCGATGGATCCAGCCTTCGTCGCGGGACCGGTCAGGGTCGAGCTGAGAGAGGCCGCGACCGAGCCGCCCGCGTCGTCAACCGCAATGGCGGTCGCGTCGAAAGCATGAGGGTTCGCAAAGAAGGCCATCGCCATGCCGTGCAGCATCGATCCGGCGCCGAACCACTGCCGCGCCTGGTCGACGCTCTGGAGCGCCTTCGGAATGAGCGCGGCGACGGTGCCAGTCGAGAGACGCTGGCCGATCAGCACGATCTTCCAAGGCTTGATCTGCGCGCCACCGGTGGCCTTGGAACTGTCGACCTCGGTCAGGACGCTCGGCACGAGAACGTCGGCCGGGATCGAATTGAATGCGATGTCCAAGCGTGATCCCTCCCGCGATCAGGTGTCGGGGCGCACGGGAGGTCACGGACCGTGCCGGTCGTTCAGCCGCGCATCCTAGCCTCAGCCAAGGTCGATCTCATCTTCCGCCCGCAGAAGCGTGTGGCCGGCGACTCGCCACTTGCCGGCGATCATGGTGAGGTCCACAGCGCCCGGCGGGATCGCCTTCACGCGGAGATAGACGGTGGCCGACCATTCAAGACGCGCCATGAACACGTCCTGTGCGGACGCAGTCGTGCCCCAAGAGATCAGCGTCCGGTCGTACCGGAAGCGAGCCGCCTTCGAGAGGATCTCGCTATGCGCGAGCACCTTGAAGACCTGCTCCGCGAAGTCGTCGATCTCGTCTCCGGACGCCGGGCTCTTGCTGACGGCCATCAGCAGCTCGACGGCCACCTCCATCAAAATCTCGTATTCGCGCGGGGCCTCGTTGAAGAGGCGCGCCTTGTCGCGGAGCGTGTAGACCGCGATGGCCGGGAACTCGGTCGACTCCCACGCCTCCGAGCGGTTGGTGTAGACGCGATCCTGCGCGTCCGTCCGGTTCAGTAGAAGCGCCTGAATTGCGAGGCGGACCGGATCGCCGAAGCGGGTGAACGTCGAGCAGATGGGCGGGTAGGTCGTGATCGTCAGCGCCACTGGTGGCGGCGAGACATTGACGCCGGCTGGATCGTTGATTTCAGGGGGATACGCCGTGAACCCGAGCGCCATCGATGGCGGAAAGACGGTCTTGCCGACGACCGGCCGCGAGCGGTTCAGTTGGAGCGACCGCTTCGGCGGCAGCGCGGCAATCGAGCCACGCGGAGGAGACGAAAGGATGTTGAGCGCCGCGGACGGAGGCAACGCCGACTTTCCTCCGCGCGGAGCGAAGGTCGCGAGCAACAGCGCCGCGGCGGGCGGCCGCGCGATCACCTGACCGCTGTTCGATGCGAGGGGCGGATACGTCGTGATGATGAGCCCGATCGAGGCCGGCAGCGCGCTCTTGCCCACGAGCGGCGCAAACCTCGCGATCGAGATCGCGCGATGCGGAGGGAAGACGGACTTCGATCCCTTCGGCGGGAACGTCAGGACATGCAACGGGAGCGAAGGCGGCAAGGCCGCGACGCGACCGATCGGTGCGAAGCGCGTCAGGACAAGCGATCGAGACGGTGGCACGACGTTCGGGCCGTCGGTGTCGATGACCTCGAAGGCCCCCATGTCGCGATAGGGGCCCTGCGGCCGAGATGTTCCGACCGCGTCGCGGACGACCTGGCCAAGCTCGGAACCTGCGTCGATTGCCAAACTCGTCGACTGAAGCGCGAGATCGCCGGCGCCGGGATTCACGAAGAGAGGATCGCGGAACTTCGAGCCAGCGTCCTTGCCGAGGTTGAGCCAGTCGGTCCATGAATAAGTGGCTCCGCCAATCCTCGCGAAGGTCGCGTCGGAATCGTTGCTTCCTCCGTTTCGCCAGTACTGATTGTTGGTGGCGGTGATCTTCGCGGCCGCCGCCAAGTCGGCGAGGTCATAGAAGAAGCCGGAGTTCAACTTCACGGCGATCACGCCCGCGACCGTCGCCGCGCCGAAGTTCGAATCGGTCGCGAGAACAAGCGCTCCCTGGAAAGCGCTGAAACTTCCGAAGAGCAGGTCTGCTCGCTCGATCGCGTGCCCCG